CACATGATTACTGATATGTGGATGGACGGTCCTAATGGCTACAGTAAGATGAAAATCTTACCTACACCGATGGGCAATTTAATTCGTACTATGCTCGAAGCAGGCGTAAAACTTGGCGTATCTAGTCGTGGCAGCGGAAATGTCAATGACAGCACTGGCGAAGTAGCAGAATTTGAAATTATTACTGTTGATATTGTTGCTCAGCCTTCTGCTCCAGGAGCTTATCCTACTCCAATCTATGAACACCTGATGAATAGTCGTGGTGGGGTTAGAGCGTTTAGGGTGGGGCAAGAGGTTAAAGAAGATCCAAAGGCACAAAAGCATCTCCGCGAGGCGATGCTTAATATTATTAATGGCTTAAAAGCCTAAGGAGACATAGCAATGTTGGACGCATTCAAACAGCTGGTCGAGAGTGGTATGATGTCAGAAGACGTTAAGTCTTCGATTGAAACTGCATTTAATCAGAAGATCCAAGAGAATCGCGACCAATTAACTGCTGAACTTCGTGAAGAGTTTGCTCAAAAATACAGTCATGATAAGACTGTTATGGTTGAAGCACTCGACAAGATGGTTAGCGAGAGATTGGCCGTAGAAATGGCTGAACTTGCTGGCGATAAAAGAGCATTAGCGGAAGCTAAGGTTGCATATCACCAGAAAATGTCCGGAGACGCTAGAGTACTAGAGTCGTTCGTTCTAAGTCAGCTTGGAAAAGAATTGGTGGAATTCCAAAGTGATCGTCAAAAGGTCTCTGAGAATTTTACTAAGTTAGAGCAGTTCATTGTAACAGCTTTAGCACGTGAAATCAATGAATTTGCACAAGACAAACGTGAACTAGCAGAAGCGAGAGTTAAACTAGTAAGCGAAGCAAAAATCAAATTCGATGAGATCAAGACTAGATTTATTAAGCGTAGTTCCGAAATTGTAGAGAACACAGTCACAAAGACATTGAAATCAGAAATCAAGCAATTGAAAGAAGATATCGATAGTGCTCGTTCTAATGCATTTGGACGCCGCTTATTTGAAGCATTTGCACAAGAGTATAGCTCAAGCTATCTTAACGAAAAATCTGAAACAGTAAAATTGTTAAAGATTATCGACAAGAAAGAAGTTGAGCTTGCCGAAGCAAAAAATGCCGCTACAGAAAAGACAAAGTTAGTAGAATCTAAGGACCGCGAAATTCGTGTTGCCCGAGATGTTGCTGCTCGTAAAGAAGTAATGGCAGAACTGTTAGCACCACTAAGTGCTGACAAAAGAGAGATCATGAAAGAATTGCTAGAGTCTGTACAGACTGCAAAACTGAATGAATCATTTGACAAATACCTACCAGCAGTAATGGAAGGTGGTATGAAGAAAGTTGCACCAAAGGCTAAACAACAGCCTAAAGAAATGCTTTCTGAAAGCACCGAAATAACTGGAGATCGCGAAACAAAACAGCCACAGGTAGGCTTAGATAACATTTTAGATATCCGCAAACTCGCGGGTCTAAAGTAATTTAAATTCAAGGAGACATAAATGTCACAATTATTAAATGAAAGATGGTCAGAGACCAAAGAAGCTCTGCTTGAAGGCCTATCAGGTAACCGCAAGTCTTCTATGAGCGTATGCTTAGAGAATACTCGTAAGTACTTGGCTGAATCTGCAACAGCAGGAGCTACAAGCACTGGTAATATCGCGACTTTAAACCGCGTTATTCTACCGGTAATTCGTCGTGTTATGCCGACAGTTATCGCTAACGAAATCGTTGGTGTTCAACCTATGACTGGCCCAGTTGCACAGATCCATACTCTACGTGTACGTTATGCAGACACATCGTCTGGTGACAGCGTAGTAGCTGGTGATGAAGCACTAAGCCCATTCAAGTTAGCTGCTGCTTACTCTGGTAACGGAGTTAACGCAACACCTAAAGCCCAAACAACTGCGGTCCTAGAAGGCCAAGTTGGTAAGCGTATGAGCATTCAGATCTTGAAAGCTCCAGTTGAAGCGAAGAGCCGTAAGCTATCCGCTCGTTGGACATTCGAGGCTGCACAAGATGCACAAGCAATGCACGGCATTGATATCGAAGCAGAAATCATGGCTGCTCTAGCACAAGAAATTACTGCTGAAATTGACCAAGAAGTTCTAGCTAGTCTACGTGCTTTAGGTTCAGTTGAACAGACTTATGACCAAGCTGCTGTATCTGGTACTGCTACATTCGTTGGTGACGAACACGCTGCTTTAGCTGTTCAGATCAACCGTGTTGCTAACTTGATTGCTCAGCGTACACGTCGTGGTTCTGCAAACTGGGCTGTTATCAGCAACCAGGCTCTAACGATCCTACAAAGTGCTACAACTAGTGCGTTTGCTCGTACTACAGAAGGCACATTCGAAGCACCTACAAACACTAAGTTTGTTGGTACATTGAATAACAGCATGAAGATCTATGTTGACGCTTACCTAAGCGACACAGACGACAACAACCAGTGTTTAATTGGTTACAAAGGCCCATCTGAAGCAGATGCAGCGGCATTCTATTGCCCTTACATCCCTCTAATGAGCTCTGGAGTTGTTTTAGATCCAGCTACATTCGAACCAGTCGTTGGTTTCTTAACTCGTTACGGTTACGTCGAGTTGACAAACACAGCTTCTAGCTTGGGTAACGCTGCTGACTACCTAGGCAAAGTGGCAATCACTTCTGCTAACGTTAGCTTCCGTTAATCAAACTTGCTGTAAAAAGCAAATTAAAAACGCCCTTCGGGGCGTTTTCTGTTAAATATAGTACTAGAAAAAACTTATGCAGTTCCCTCTGCGTAGACCTAGAACGTCATTTTATAAAGGAAAACAAAATGGGACGTCCAATTCATAAAAAATATTTTGCAAACAGAAACTATCAACTAGATGGTGAAGGCGTAGGCGGTGAAAGTTTTAATGTAGTTACAGTTTTAACAACTGGTACATTATATTCTACAACTACAAACTATACATGGACAGGCTCTACACCTCAAATTGCAGGTGGAGAAGCCGCAAGCGGTACTTTAAGTATCGGTACCGATCGTAGAGTTTCAGCATTTAACGTCAGCAATGGCGGTAGCGGTTATACTTCTACTTCTAGTGTTACTGTTACAGTTAGTCCAGCAACAACTGGAACTACTGCAACTTATCACGTTGCATTAACAGCAGCAGCTCGTGAAAACGGGTTAGCAATGTACGCATATCTTCCAGCAAGTGGTGCAGCAGGTTATCTAAGCGGTGCAGGTGGAAGCAGCCGTTTATTGTCTGACGTTATTCGTCAAGCTGGCAATAACAAGTATGTTGTTCAAAACTCACAAGGTGTTGGTGTTGTTCGTTTAGTAGCAGACGGTAGTGCAGCTAACGCAGCAGGTGAAGCTGACCTAACAGCAACTGATTGGAATGGCAGTACATATCGTGTTATCAAACTACATGCTAAGAAAGCAAGACTAAAGCAGGTCACTTCTAGCACAGCATTCTTGATTGAAGACGGTGCATGGGCACAGTGGACCATTACCGCAGCAACTGGAACAACTGTTCTATTAGCTAACGCTTAATTAAAGTAAGCATATAGGAAAGGGCTTAGGCCCTTTTCTTATTTGTGGCTAAATACGATAAAGGAACTTTTCATGGCCGTCGATGTAATTAGATATTCTGGCGATTTAAAATTGGCAACTGCCCCGGGCGGCACCATTACATTAGATACGGGTGTGAGTTCTGGCACAGTGGTTATTACTGGCAATTTAAATGTATTGGGTACTGCTACTAATATTGCAACAACTAATACCGTAGTTAAAGATAACATTATTACTTTGAACTCGGGCGAATCCGGAACTAGCGTAAGTTTCGGAGAAGCAAATACTCCATTCTACGGACAATCAGGATTTGTAATTGATCGAGGCAGCAATGCCAGTACTGCAACTCGTGCATCTATTCTTTTTGAAGAACGTGCATGGAGCTCAACTTCAACAACAGCAACACAGTACACCGGTATATGGGCAATTAAAACTGCCAATAGAGGTGCTGCAATTGAAGTCAGTTCTATTCGATTAGCAGGCGGCGGCCCAAACAACGACAATAAACTAAACTTGTTAGGTGCCGGAATCAACGGAGTTGTCAGCGTCGCCGGCCAACAAAACTATCATCTAAGAGTAACTGATGACAACGATATTCCAAACAAATATTACGTTGACAATACTCCATTAAGAGGTACTGCTACTAGTGCGTTAACAGCACTAGAATTAAGACAAAACGACACAAGAATTACGATAACTGATAATAATATCCAGCCGGGGTATATTACTACTGTTATTGACGGAGTGTCTACAATGATAGTTCAGCGACTAGCAGGTGTTCCTGTAATTACTTTAGGCACATTAATTGTTGCAGGCAATACTTTAAGAACAGCTTCAGCAAACAGAGATCTAGTTTTAGAAACATCGGGCACCGGCACAGTAGTTGTAAATAATGGTATTGGTATAGGAGTTTCATCTATTCCGCCTCAGCCTGCACAAGGTATTGTAAAAATTTACACTACGTCAACTGTAGGTGCTGGTAGTACAGGTATTAAATATTCTGGCTTTGAAAACCCAAGTACATTAGTTCCAACTAGCGGCGAATTAATTTCTGCAAGAAAAGCTCTGGTACTATCAATTATATTCTAAGGATTAAAAATGGCAATCACAAATTCGCAACTTAGCTCAACTGCAAAAACAGAAGTATTTGTTGGGTCCGGCGAAAACGCAATCACTTGTATTATCTTATGTAATACAAGTTTATCTGTTGATGCAACAGTAACAGTTTGGGCAGTGCCGGCGGCAGTCGCAGCAGGTGATGCCAATATGATTATGAATGAAATATCTTTGCCTGCTGGAGAAACATTCAGTATGGACACGGAGAGATTTATTCTTAATGACGGTGACAGTATTCAAGCACAAGCTAGTCAGAATTTAATTATCACCGCTACAGTAAGTTATGTACAAACGGCCTAATAACTATGAAATTTTACAAAAGAAAATCAATAGATTCTCATAATCCGCAAGATGATAATTTTGCTGTTGAAGCAGATGGTCGTTTAATTTCAGATTCTACACAGAGTTTTAAACTTCCCGGCGGTACAGTATTACAACGTCCCACAAACACTACTAACGGTCAGATACGACATAACACTCAATTATTTGATTTAGAAACTAGAGTTAGAATTGGTTGGGAAAGAATTAGAACAGTTCGCCCTGCAAGAATTACAGTTCAGAATTTAGGCAGCGGAAACTATTATAGTAATATATTTGGCCCGTTAAACGCAACTTACTCGCCTTCTTATTCTGCTGCTACTTTAGGTGGTGCTGCTAATATTCAAGTATATGTTGATAACGTTTTTCAAATTCCGTTTACTAACTATGATTTAACAGTTGATCCTAGTGCAGTAACAGCAACTACTACAGCAACTACTAGTGCATCTTCGTTTGTACTATATCTTGATACCGTACAAAATGTACAACCTGGCCAGACCGTAACTGGTGCTGCTGGAATCAGCTCATCAACAACTGTAATTGGCACAATTACTGGTACAACAAATGTTGAATTGAGTGAACCAGTTACTGCATCAGTATCGATAGGAACACTCCTTACCTTTAATTTTAATACTGGAACCTATGTACAATTTACAGGAGCAGTACCAGCTAAGCCTGTTGTGGTAATGCTAGGTGTTGACGGATATTATCCTCCGGGTTAACACCTAAGTAACCCAAAAATCTCTTTCCCGATAAATATAACGATGCCGGATGTTTCGGCAGATTATACTGTGGTAAACCCGCAATGAAAGGTGGTTAACCGTGAAACACGGGGTATAGGGAGCAAGCATGGCCGTAGGTCGTATAACGGGCCCACTCTTAGCACAAAATCTGCTTAGGGATGGAGTCAACATTGCAGTCGAAACCGATCTGCTATACATTGATGTTGTTAATGGCCGCATAGGTATTCGAACCGATGCTCCTCGTACTGAATTAGAAGTAAACGGCACACTCACAACAAAAGTTCTGATAGCAGATACTGCAACTATCGGACTAGTTACTATTGAAAGCTCTACTTCAAGTAGCACACTTTCCACAATCTTTGGACCGTTCACAATTGCTCCAGGCGGCGACGACGATACATTTGTTGAATCTGATCTAAGAGTAGACGGCGATGTTTTTGCCACAGGTAATTTCTTTGCACAAGGAAATATCAAATTAGGTGATACTACATCTACAGACACTATTCAATTGTTTGGTGAAGTAGAAAGCGATATACTTCCTTATATTAGTAGTGGAACTTTCTCAACATACATCAGTACAACTACTGGCTTAACAGTAACTGATTTTTACACCAGTACAGAAATTGTTTCTGAATACAGTTTAGGTAACACTGCTAGCTATTGGCAAAGTGCATACTTAGAAAATATCTACACAAAACAGATTGACACTGCTGGAACTGCTACTAGCATACAGTTCTTTCCTGATATTCCGTTGTTAGAAAGAACTTTAAACAAGAGCGTACAGATTAACGGAGACATCCGTGTGTATGGTGGCAGTCCTTTGGGTACTGCACCTGTTGTTAATAATATTTTGTATGTAAACGAAAACGGAAGCGACGACAACGATGGCCGTGCAATGGATGCAACTCGTGCTTGCCGCACAATTACTGGAGCTACACGCAGTCCTTATTTTAAACAAGGCACAGTTATTAAAATAGCACCGGGTTATTATGCAGAAGATAATCCTATTCCATTATTACCGTATACGTCAGTATACGGCGATAGCTTGCGAGGTGTGTTTGTAGAGCCGTTGAATAAAACAGTTGACTTGTTCCATGTAAACTCTGGTGTTTATATCACAGGTATGACCATGTTAAATCTGCGACGTGGTGAAGTTACTCGCTATCAACCAGGCGGTGCTGGCACATATACCACTGGTGCATATTGTGTTGCATTTCCTCCTCGACTAGATAATCCTATTGATCTATTCCATAGTCCGTATATTCAAAACTGTACTAACCAGTCAGGTCCGTGGCTATATGATGGCACAATGTTTGTGCCAAATCAGATTGTTCAAATTCCGTTAGTAGTAGCAACTGCAACCTATGCGTCCAGTACTACTACAATTACAATTAATATTCAACCTGAAGTAACTGCACAGATGCCTAAGATTGGTATGGCAGTGAACGGCTCAGGCATTCTAATTGAAGACGATGCACCGATTGCTACGATTGAGTCAGTTGAAAACCCAGATCCCGGCTTTAGGAACGCAAAACAATTATTGACTTTGAATAAATCTTATATGCAAGAAGAAGTACTTGCATATATTAATGTTGCTTATCCAGAACTGGTTTACGATCAAACAAAATGTCGAAGAGATGCAGGATATGTTATAGATGCATTGATAAACGATGCAGTACTTGGCGGTAATGAAAAAATTGTTGACACGGGTCGTTCTTACTATCTTGGCAATGTACAAATTCTCGGCGAAGAAACAATTCCAACTATTGCAGCATTTGAAAGAATTAAAACATTTGCGGTAGGGATTGTTAATAATGCAGATCTGTCAACTATACAGAGTGCAGGAAATATTGCTAATCAAGTAGTAGACATAGAATTAGTTGACGGTGATATTGCCGAAGACAATATTGTCATGTTGATGGATTTATTAATTGACATTATAAGAAACAATACCGGTTATGAAAATGCCGCAGCATTGTTAAATGCAAATAGAGGATTCTTACAAGCTGAAACAGTAGCGTTTGTTAATAACACATACGTTGGACAACCAATTCCTAGTTTTGAATACGACAGAGCAAAATGTTTTAGAGATACTGGCTACATTATTGATGCCATTGCTACAGATTTGTTGTACGGTGGCAATGAACAATCAGTTGCTGCCGGAAGTGCTTACCTTGGCGGTATTGCTATAGCTGACGAAGTAGATGAAACAATTGCAGCATTTAATTATTTAGGCATGATAGTAAGAGATGTTATTCTCCAACAAGAGATAAACGACGGCTATCAAACTACGGTAACTCAAGTGACTAACTTAGTTACAGGTACAAACGCTGCTGTAGAACTTACTACTAGAAATATAGAGTTAATTAACGCACTGATTAATGATGGACTATTAGTCCCAACAATTGTAAACAACGGAAGTATCAGTTCCATTCCTGGAATTGTTGCTGCTTACAATCTATTAGTTGCTAACAAAGCATTTTTACAGCACGAAGTAGTTAACTATATCGATGTTACCTTTACTAACTTAGATTTTGAATATAATGAAGAAAAGTGTGGACGAGATACTGGACTAATTTTGGACGGCTTGGTCTTAGATTTAGTACATGGCGGATCTAGTCAAAGTACTTTTGCAGGACTACAATACTGGAATCAAACTAATACAGTTATTCCAGGTGAAGAAACTACTACAACTAACGCCTTCACTTTTGCAAGAGACATTTCTAAAGATATTGTTCAAGGAATTGCAATTTCTCCGCAGGGCACGTTAACACAATATATTAGTACAGGAACTGATATTACCACCGCAGATATTTTAGGGTTAAAATTTGATACGGTAATTGATATTATCACTGACGGGACTATTGGAGTAACTGACATAATAGTGCCTAACGGTGATATTAACACAGGTACTTCCATAACTAATGCAATTAATAATTTAATAGGAAATAAAGATTTTATTGCAGACGAAGTTATTGCATGGATAAACACAAACAATCCAGGTTTTACATACGATCAAACAAAATGTCGAAGAGATGTTACTTATGTAATTGACAGTGTGGCTATGGACTTGTTACGTGGTGGCAATAGACAAAGCGTTCAGGCTGGTGTATATTACTACGGATATAATAGTACTAGTACCGTATTAGTTAACGAAGTTCCACAAACAATGGCAGCATATAAATTTATGGGCACATTGATTGAGAAGGTAGTTCAACGTATTCCAGCTACAAAAGTTTATCAAACTGAAGTTGAACAAAATTTTGACTACTTGGGTGCAAGTATTAATGAAGCCAAAGCAATTACTGAAAATATAAACTTAATTAAAAGAATAATTAAGAAAGGACCAAGCGAAGCTCCGGTCCAAGTGCCTATCACATTGGCAGCTAGTACTTCAACTAATATTGCTCGTGCATACCAGATATTAAAAGACAACAGAGCTTTTATCGTTGCTGAAACTGTTGAGTTTGTAAACAAGACATTTATCCAACCCTACGAATTTAATTACAACGAAGAAAAATGTTTTAGAGATGTTGGATTAATTGTTGATGCAATTGCAAATGATATTATTCGTAGGTCAAATGTGAACTCTCTTGAAGCAGGACTATCGTATTGGGACGGTGCTGTTAGTGTAATTGAAGGACAATTAAAAGAAACTGCCGGTGCAATTCAATATATCAAGAGCATTGCACTTGACGTTATTGCTAACAATCCAGTTACATCTTTCTATCAAGAATCGATGGAAACAATTATTCCTGGAACAAGTTCTACCACAATGACAGCGGTAGTTTCTCAGATTATCAATAGTCAGTTACCAAGCGGCGATGTTGCAAGAGATCTAGTTGACAGTAATTTTAATGCTATTACTACTATTATTAACAACGGCCCGGCTTATGCTCCGTTTAGTACAAATAGTACCCTAACACAATTCATTATTAATCTAAGCACTTCTACAGTTAGTGCAGCCGTAAACGACACTATCTATATTGGATATACATCAGTATACCCAGTTGAAGATAAAAATATGCCAGGCGAGTGGAGTGAAAACGGTTATGCAGATCGTCGTATTGATCCAAACGGTTCGGGTGGCGGAGCTCTAGTTGACGGAAATGCTCCAAGCCGTAGAAGTCCGATTCAGTCGTTTGTGTTTGATGCGTTTACGCAAATTACACAAGGCGGCCGCGGCATTCACATTATTAACGAAGGTTATGCACAGTTAGTTTCTGTGTTTACAATTTTCTGTAATGTTGCTGTCGAAACTGCTAGTGGAGGCATTGCTTCTATTACTAACTCTAACAATAACTTTGGCGATTTATGTTTATTATCAACAGGTTACGGCAAAAGAAAGTTTGGCGGTACAATCTATAACCCAGCAAACATTGCTTACAATGAGCTGACGAACGAATTTGAACCAAACGAATATTATCCGCAGGGGTTCTTCCCATACCGACAGCAAGTTGGTGTATTTGTTCCAGACCCACTCAACAGGCCACACATTAGTTTAGTAATGGAGGTAGAGCCCCCGGATCAGTATGTAAACTATGACGGCGAGGTAGTGCCATACAGAAATGAACAAGGCTATCCTGGATTCTTAACAGCAATTATTAACACTAGCTCGATAACAACTGGCAGCTACACTATTTCTGGAATTGACGTCACTGGTGCAAGCGTAGGGCAAGAAGTTTTTATTAAAGATCAATTTGGTTACGAAGCACCTGACAACGGAGAAGGTACTAGATATCTTTCTACTGGTACAACAATTGTAGAAGTAAACTATCAATCTATTACTTTAAGTAATCCCATTGAAACGGGCGGCGGAGAATACGGAAACGGTTTCTACTTCAATATCTATTGCTGTGGAAATGCATATTATAATGTGTTGACCAGTGTAGTAGCAGAAAGCCCGTACCCAACAGGACAAAGTAAAATTCTTGGACAAGAAACAGAAACTATTGATGCTATTAATCACTTAAAGAAATTAGCAAGTGCAGTAGTTTCCAATGTAGCATTCACTGGAACATATACTACTACGGTTAGTCAAAATATTAATACAAGTTATCAAGGTGGTGAAAATACTATTTCTTTCATTAGAGATCGTCTTAATATTATCACCAATGTAATTTTATCTGGCCCACAAGTTGCACCGGCTGTACAATCAACTGGCACTAGAGCAGATTATTATGAAAGTGCAATTGAATTACTAAAATTAAATAAAATTTTTATTCAGAACGAAGTAGTTGGATACACTGATGATATATTTGGCGGATTCACATACGATGAGAATAAGTGTAGGAGAGATACTGGATTAATTATTGACAGTATTGCTATGGACATGTTGTATGACGATACTTCACAGAGTACATTTGCAGGCTTACAATACTGGAGTCAAACTAATTACGTTGACGGCATTGGCGGCCAAATTACCACAACTACTGCTGCGATTGAATATGCAAAAGGTCTAGCAGTGTCGGCAGCAGGTAGTGGTGGAGTAGTAGTTGGACAACGATTTGACGAAATACTAGAAATTTTAGAGAATGGAACAGTTGGCGTATCAGATATTATTGTAGCTAACGGATACAAAACAACAGACGCCGGTGCGTTAGCATCATTTGATTCTCTACAGGCTAGCAAGTCAACTATACAGGCTCAGGTAATTAGTTGGATCACTGCTAACCATCCTGGATTTACATACGATCAAGCCAAATGCTCTCGTGATGTTGGCTACATTATTGACAGCGTTTCTATTGACCTAGTACACGGTGGTAACAGACAGAGTATAATGGCTGGGGTATATTACTATAACTTTGATGCAACTAGTTCTACTATTGTAGGAGAGATTCCTCAGACTACTGCGGCATATAACTTTATCAAAGGACTAGTAGGAGATATTATAACCGGAACTCCGATTAGTCCTAAGTATCAAAATGCAATAGCACAGATTACTAATCTATTGCCTGCAACTGATGCAGAGGCCGTTACATTACAATCTAAGATTGATGTTATTACTAATATTTTATCTAATGGTCCGTCTGTTGCAGAAGAAAGAAAAGCAATTGGTTTAGTAATGGATACTAGTCAGGCGGTAGCACGAGCATTTGCATTATTAAATGCAAACAAAGATTTTATCAAAGCAGAAGTCATTGCATACATTGCAAATGAGTTTGGTGGCTTTGAATACAACAGACAAAAATGTCGAAGAGACGTTGGTTTGATGATTGATGCAATAGTTGCTGATTTAGCAACTGGCGGAAACTTCCGTGCAGTTGAAGCAGCTAAAACATATTACACAAGAGACGGAACTTATCATATAGTTACAATTGAAGACAACGTGAGGAACCCGTTGTTATATATTGACGGTAGTACTGTTAATTTCTATCAAAGAAGTTATCAAAGTGCATCTGGTTATTTGTTTGAATACTGCGGTGCCGGCACACAGTACGGTGCATTACCTCAAGTAGGTCGTGTTGATCCTGTACAGAGCAAAGAAGTAGTTCAGTTAAATAATGGTAAGGTGTTCTTTACTTCAACGGATCAGAACGGAGATTTCCGAATTGGACCAACGTTGGTAATTAGTCAGGCAACTGGTGTATTATCAGGAAGAACATTTGAAAAGAGTTTATTCGCTCAGATGACGCCCTTCATCTTAGCAGTTGAGACGGGCGGAGAATAAAGGAGAAATATATGGCATTAATTCCATTAAACACGTTTAAAACAAAAACAAAAGTATTAGATACAAATTCAACAGCGACAGTATATGTTGCACCTATTGGTGTTACTTCAATTGTACTAATGGCTCAGGTTGCAAACGTTGACCCTACTGCATCGCACACTATTACATTCAGTCATCACAGACGTTTTAGAGTGCTGCCAGATGCACAGGGCAACAACTCACAAGAACCTAACATTACTACAGAACTAGTTCAGAACTTTGAAGTACCGCCAAACGATTCAGCAAGTTTGATCACTGGTAAAATGATTTTAGAAGCACAAGATAGTATTCGAGCGTTCACAGATGCTAACGGCACTATGAAGTTAGTATTGAGTATTCTCGAAACAGCTAACAACTAAAATATTTTAAAGAGAAAGCAATGCCACGTTTATTAAGTAATCGAAAACCCGTATCGCGTCCGGAAGATTTAAAAGAAAATAGATTCGAATATTTAAATCTTCAGCAAGCACAACCTGCTTTGGGTCTCGCACCTGAAGCAAATACTGGTTTTACTTTACAAACAGATGAAAGTGGCAGAGTAACTTTTACCAATACACTTGGCAAATTAGAATTTGATGAACAAGTAATATCCGGCACACAGGCAGGGGTTGACATCGAAATCAACGGATCGGTCAATAATGGCGACATTGTTCTAACTCCGTATCAATCTGCTAGAGTTGCCGGAAATTTTAGTGTTGAACAAGACGCAATTATAGATGGTGACTTTACAGTTAGAGGAATCCCCCAAGGAACTGCACCGCTGGTCAGTAATACATTGTATGTAACTCCTGACGGTAACGACGAAAACGACGGGACATCAATGGACTCAACCCGTGCTTGCCGTACTATTAGTGGAGTTGTAAGAAGCCCGTTCTATCAATCGGGTACTGCTATTAAAGTTATGGCAGGTACATACTTTGAAGATAATCCTATTCCGTTGAAGCCGTATACATCCGTGGTTGGAAACGACTTACGTACAACATTCGTTGAACCTTTAAACAAAGACTTAGACTTATTCCATGTTAACTCTGGTGTTTATATTGCACAGATGCAGATGCGTAACCTACGTAGAGGTGCAGTCGAAAGATATGCACCGGGCGGTGCTGGCACATATACCACTGGTGCATATTGCTGTGCATTTCCTCCTAACTTAGAAAATCCGATTGACATTTATTATTCTCCGTACATTCAGAACTGTACTAATCAATCAGGTCCTTGGTTAAAAGATGGCACAATGATGGTGCCAAACCAAACAGTTCAAATTCCATTAGCGGCAGGAACTAGTACATGGATTGCTGATCAAAATCAAATTACAGTTACTTTATATACAGGAACTATTGCTGTAGGCATGGCATTAAATGATGCAGCAAACGAAGGTTATAGAAATGCACAGGTACTTTTAAAACAAAATAGAACTTTCTTACAAAGTCAAACTGTTGCATATGTAGAAGCTACTTTTCCAGACTTAGTATACGACCAAGCAAAATGCTATCGTGATGTGGGTTACATTGTTGATGCTGTAGCAGGAGATGCAAGATTAGGTGGTAATAAACGTAGTATTGAGGCCGGACTTGCATACTGGAGTGGAAATAGTTCGTTAATAGCAAACGAAGTTACTCAAACAGTTGACGCAATTAACTATTTGAAAGAAATTTCTCTAGAAGTTATTACTAATACCACAGTAACAAATATTTACAGTACATTATCAAATCAAGTTATTAATTTAAACCTTGATAAAGGACAAGTAGTCTATACTAGAGCTGCATCAAGTTATGATTTGATTAAAAATATTATTGTAGATGGAGAAGCAGCAGCACCAGACACACCTACAGCAGATTTACTAGGATTGATTTATCCAACCGGGCTAAGTCCAAATAACGTAAACGTTGCAAGTACTGTTACTGAAATAACACAGTTGACTACCAACACCTATGTTATCACTCTTAGTACTTCTACAGTAAGTCCAAGCGATAATGCAACTGTATATTTTGGATATACCACAACCTATCCTTACTTAGATGCAGACATTCCTGCAATATGGACCGCTGACGACGGCGACAAATATGTTGACCGTCGATTAAACCCAGAAGGATCTGGAGGCGGTGCCCTTGTTGACGGTAATGCTCCTAGCTTACGTTCGCCTATTCAGTCGTTTGTTTTTGATGCGTTTACACAGTTGAATCAAGGCGGCATCGGCATTCATATTATTAACAACGGATACGCACAGCTTGTATCTGTGTTTACGATTATGTGTAGTCAGGCTGTTATTGTTGAGAACGGAGGCATTGCTTCTATTACTAACTCTAACGCCAACTTCGGCGACACTTGTTTAACTGCAAAGGGATTAGGAAAACTGGCCTTCCAGGGATTTATTAGAAACCCTGCATACCCTACCAACGTACCAAACGGTGAATACTATCCTTTAGGTTACTGGCCTCAAAAACAGATAATGGAAGTATTCATTCCTAATGACCGCGATCGTCCTCACATTGGTCAGGTTATGGAAGTTGTTCCACCTGACACATATATAAATTATGAAGGTAATCGTGTTCCGTATGTTAACGAAGCAGGATATCCGGGATATCTAGCGGTTACTTCCAACACCTCTACTATCACAACTGGTAGTTATACTATTAACGACATCGATGTTACTAGTATTGCAGTTGGTCATACTTTGTATGTTCGAGATGTACTAGGAATGGAAACACATCCAGTTACTGGACAGCCGTACATTACTACCGGAACACAGGTAGTTGACGTTAATTATCGTTCTATAACATTAGACACACCTATCTTAACAGGTTATACTGACTTAGCTAATGCTAACTATTTTAATTTGTATTTCTGCGGCAATGCCTATTATACAGTACTGTCTAGTTCTATTGATACTAGTCTGTCGTCAACTGTTACTACAGAAGTGACGTTGGTTCCTGGACAAGAAACTACTACTAGTTTAGCAATCAGCTATGCTAAAAAACTAGCATTGAAAATAATACAAAACGAAGAAATTACTGGTCTAGTTTATAATCAGGCCAAATGTAAACGAGATACTGGACTAATTGTAGATGCACTAGCACTTGACTTGTTATACCCAACACCTGAATTAAGTCAAAGTAATTTTGCAGGATTACAATATTGGAATCAAGAAAACTACATTAACGAAATTACAGACGAAATTACCACAACCACAAATGCAATTCGATACGTGCAGGAACTTACACGAGAAATTGTACAAGGAATTACAACAGGAACAAGATACCAAAGTACTGTTTCTCAAAATGTTGTAGGAGATTTTGCAACCGCAGTTGAAGCTGGTATTGTATCTGACGATTTTGAAGTTATTATTGATATTATTATAGATGGAATTGCAGGAGTAAGTGATAGAATTGTGCCAAACGGAGATCAATCTACTGCAACAAACATAGTTAATGCGTACTCACTGTTAGTTGCAAACAGATCATATATTCAAACAGAAGCAGTTGCGTTTGTAGAATATACAAAAGCTCCGGGATTTACATATGATTCTGTAAAATGCTACAGAGATGTTGGCTATATGGTTGACAGTGTTGCATTTGATTTAATACATCCTAATGGAAATCAGGCAAGCAATAGGCAGGCAA